AAAGAATGATTTCTTGTCTTTTGTCAAATGTGTATGGCCCGACTTTGTAGAGGGGTCCCACCACAGACACATCGCAGATAAATTTAATAAATTGGCGTCGGGTGAAATAAACCGGTTGATCATCAACATGCCGCCTAGACATACAAAATCTGAATTTGCATCATACTTGCTACCAGCATGGATGGTGGGCCGTGAGCCACGATTAAAGATTATACAGGCAACGCACACGGCAGAGTTGGCTATAAGATTTGGACGTAAAGCAAAAAACCTAATCGATCGAGAAGATTATAGTAAAATTTTTCAAACAAGATTACAAGAAGATTCTAAAGCAGCCGGACGTTGGGAAACCGAACAAGGTGGTGAATACTTCGCAGCTGGTGTTGGTGGTGCGATCACTGGACGTGGTGCAGATTTATTAATCATTGACGATCCACATTCTGAACAAGATGCATTGTCCCCTACAGCTTTAGAGTCAGCCTACGAGTGGTATACATCAGGACCTAGGCAACGTTTACAACCAGGTGGTAAGATTGTTTTAGTTATGACTAGATGGTCTACAAAAGATCTAACAGGTATGTTAGTCAAGAATCAGAAAGAAGCAAAAGCTGATCAGTGGCACGTGGTCGAGTTTCCAGCAATCATGGACCACGGATCAAGCACCGCTAAACCTGTATGGCCGGAGTATTGGAAGTTAGACGAATTAGAAAAGGTGCAAGCAACACTGCCCACGGGCAAATGGAATGCACAGTGGATGCAAAACCCAACAGCAGAAGAAGGTGCAATATTAAAACGTGAGTGGTGGATGAAATATACTGATGAAGAGATACCACAACTACAACACGTCATACAATCTTACGATACAGCTTTTTTAAAAAAAGAAACAGCAGACTACTCAGCTATCACTACGTGGGGAATATTTTATCCATCAGAGGATAGTCCAGCGTGTCTAATACTGTTAGATGCAATCAAAGGCAGGTACGAGTTTCCAGAGCTACGACGTCTGGCGTTAGAACAATATACCTATTGGAAGCCTGAAACAGTTATAATCGAGGCCAAAGCATCTGGTCTGCCATTGACATACGAGCTTAGACAGATGGATATACCGGTGGTTAATTTTAATCCTAGCAAAGGAAACGACAAGCATGCTCGTGTAAATGCTGTTGCACCTTTGTTTGAATCTGGTATGATATACGCACCTGAGCAGAAATTTGCAGACGACGTCATCGAAGAGTGCGCTGCGTTTCCTTATGGTGATCATGATGACTTGGTCGATTCAACTACACAAGCCATCATGCGATTCAGACAGGGCGGTCTGATCGGTCACCCTGAAGATTATATCGACGAGAAGGTCGAGCAACGTAAAAGGAATTATTATTAATATGGGTATAATTACAAAAGGCATGGGCGTTATAATGAAATCGAAGATGAGAAAAGCTTTCGTTGACAAGCCAACTTTTCCAGGTCCAAATACCATAAATATTTTAAACAGAGAGATAAAGAAAAAAAGACAACACAGAGGTCCAGGATATAGGGGATCAGATATTGTTGAGGGTCCTCTTAAGATGCGTAAAGACATGAGAACAGGTGCACAAAAACCTGGCAAGAGCGCTATCGAGATAGATGCAAGAATTAAAAGATCAACTTTAAGAGATTATTACAAAGGCGCAAAGATGCCAAAAGAATATAAAAAGGTAAAATAATGCTAGCAGCTATTAGAAACTGGGTGGTTAGAACGATGATGAAGGCCAAAGGTGAGACCGGGATCGTTCAAACAATGCCTAAAAAAGAAATTGTAGAAATCAATACACAGATTACAGCACAACGTTTGATGGAAAATGGTATTGATCCAAGATCATTAAAAAATGCTGACCAGGTAGAAAATGCTATCATTGCAATAGAGAATAGATCAAACGTTCAACAAGGAATCACATCTACAAAATCTGCAGACGTATTTGATCTCAAAGGTAAAAAAATAAAAAACACGGATAACATCATAGGTGGAGAAGAACTACCACCGCCAGGCAGTCGTGGTGGCGATGATGATATTGCAGCACCGGTACAATCCTCAGAAGAAACTATAAAAAATATGATTGAGGCAGAGAACAGAAAAAATATTTCTAAAATAAGAGAGAGAAAAAACAGAGAGGATGTTTATGGTATTGAGGACTATGATACAACAAACATGTCAGAGATTAAACAAGAGATTATAAAAACAGAAACACAGTTAGGTAATTTAAATCCAGACGCTCCTGATTTTAGAGAAAAAGCAAAACCATTAATTGATAAAATAACAGCGCTACAAAAAAAACTTAGAGACGATAAGGCAACAGGCGGACGTGCAGGGTTTGCTAATGGTAGTGGAGGTTTGTTAGATATTTTGAATATACAAGCTTCAGGATCTAAATCTGGTAAGCAACAAATTGATAAAGCACCAGAGGGTTTTACAATAGACAGTGAAACATACAACATCATTCTTAATGCAGACATTCCAATCAACGAAAAAATAAATTTTCTTACAACATACGGTCGTGACAAAGGCAGAGATAAAATTGAAAAAGATGATCAAGAATTATTTTTAGGTGAGGGTGGTTCTAGAATAAGAGAGATAGGATTAGATATTAATCCAGATGCAGAAAAAGGTTTTGGTGGAAATATTATGTATGACCCAGATAGAAATAACGTAACAGGAGGTATTACATATAAATTTGCTGATGGTGGTCGTACAGGGTTTAAAGCTGGTTTGAGTAAAAAATTTTTAGATTTTTTAAAAGGTTTTACAAAAGAAAAACCATTCTCTGGTAAAGAATTTGTAGATAAAAGAAAATTTATAGGTGCGGATAAAATAGAGAATAAAATACAAATGATAAAAAATAAAAAAGTTTTAGAAGAGGCTAGAAAAGAATTTAAAAAAAACCCACCTTTTAAATTTCCAGAACCTGGAAGTAAAGAATATGATGAGGCTTTAGCAAGGGTGCAAAGAGCTTTAATAGAGGATAGGAAATTAAATGCGGACGGTGGTCGTATTGGTTATAAATTAGGTAGTTTTAAAACTATACTTAATTTTTTAAACGAAAACAATCCGGTGCAGGCCTACCAAAAATATTTAAAAAGTGTTAAAACTAGAGCACAAGAAAACCCAAAAGCATTAGTGCCTGAACTAGCCGCAATAACATCAGGTGGTATCTTTGTTAACAGACGTATGCAAGATATTTTAAAAAATATGAAAGAAAAAGATATGGAAAATAATCTAGAGAATTTTAGAAAAGAATTAAACAAAGACCCTTTCTATCAAAAATATCCTGATATTAAGGACAAGGTATTAGAAAACTATACCGAAAAAATGTTTGGTGAAAAAAGAGCAGACGGTGGTCGTATTGGTTATTTTATGGGTAGTGCAAATCCAAAAGGTCTTGGACTGCTAAGAAAGATATTAAACTACATGAGTAAAAAGGGCAAGGATTTAGATAAATTTCAAGGTGCAGATCTCTCAGGATTAGACATGTTAAGATTGTCAAATCCAAAAAGGTTTAATAAATTATTAGAAGATGTGCGGGGTAAAGTTAATATCAGAGAGGGTATCATGGGCACGGACACGGTTAGGGCTCAACAAAAAGCATTAAAAGAACAGAGAAAAGGTCTTACTGAAAAAAGTTTAGATGTTGCAAAAGCTATGAAGGATGACCAGGATAGAATAGCTAAACGAATAGATGCGGAGGCTAAGAAAACAATAATTCCTGAAGTTAAAAGAAAATTAATAGAGGATATGGGTATGTCTGAAGATGCGGCACAAAGAATGGCTGAAAGCATGGCTGAAGCAGCTCAGAACATAAAACCTCTAAACGCTCCACCAGAAATCACAGATGAGGGACTCTTACAATTAGAAAACGTATTAAAGAATATGGAGACAGGTGGCAAAAAGAAAAGAGATCTAAATGCTGATGGTGGTCGTATTGGTTTCAAAGACGGTATGACCAGAAGAACTTTCCTAAAGATATTAGGTGGTGCTATGTCCATACCGATTATAGGTAAGGTTCTTGCACCTTTAAAACTAGCTAAGGGTGTCAAGAAGGTTCCTATTATTAAAACAGATAACGTGCCTGGTAAACCAGAATGGTTTGATGCACTAGTTAACAAAGTTATTATCGAAGGTGATGATGTTACTAAAACATTTGCAACAGGTGAGAGACAATCTATTCACCAGAAAAGACTTGATGATGGTTCCGTGGTCCGAGTTACAGAAGACATAGACGATGGTGCAGTAAGAGTAGAGTATGAGAGCGAACAGAATGTATTTGGTGACGATGTGATGTTGCAGTATAAAAAACCATTGCCAGATGAGGGTGATCCAAAACCAGTAGGACGTTTTGATGTAGCAGAGTCAGGTCCTGTTGGAAGAGTATTGGGTCCTGATGATATGGATATAGATATTGATGAGGTTGGTGGTCAGAGCATCAGAGATCTAGATTCTGATGTATCTAAATTAAAAGAGTACGCGACAGGTAAAAAATTAACAATGAAAGAAATTTTAGAATCTAAAAAAAGAAGAGACAAGGCAGCAGCTATAACAGATGATATTGATGGAGCGCAATCAGATGCGATTGTTAGAAGACAAGGTGATTACGATCCAAGTGACTATGATGATGGCATGGCATCAGGCGGTATCGCTAGAATGTTAGGAGAATAATGAACCCGTTTAAATACGCACAGATGATGAAGTATCTGACTCGGGCAAAAAAACAAAAGCCAGATCTTCCCGATGTCTTTCCTGCAAGCAAAGCTCCTATTCCAGCTAAAAAGGAAAGTCTTAAAACAATGGAAGCTGTCAATAGATTTGTAAGAGCTAATCCAAGAACAGAAAAAGCCGGTGGTGGTATGTTGGTGCAACCAGGTTTTGGTGGCACGAGGCAGGGGTATAAACAAGATAGAAAAGATGCTAATCCTTATTTTTCTGATAAAAAATTTTTAAAATACGCAAAAGAAAATTTTAATTTTACTCCAGGTGATAAAGTTGGAGGAGACGTAAGAGCTTCTATGGTTAGTCAGTATTTAAAACAATTGGCTCTCAAAGATAAAATTGTAGGAATTGAAGGTTTAATTACAGCTTTAGGTGAAAATAGTCCTTATACAGCAAGTCAAATAAGTAGTGCGTTTATTAATGCAGACAAAAAAATTACAAAAAATATGGATAGAAAAGAAAAATCAAAAATTAAAAGAGCTAAAAATATAAGAGATATAATTGTAAGCATAGCCGGTGATCCACAAACATTAGGAGAAGTTTTTGAGCCATATGGTAAATATATAAAATATAAACCATCAGAAGGAAAAATTACTACAAAAGGAACATATCAGGCCCCTACAAGAGTTTTTACATTAACTCAATCTCAATTAAATAAAATCAATAAAAATCTAATTAAATACAACAACAAGTTTGGATTTCAAGAGAATACGATAGATAATATTTATAATCTTTTTGATGATAAAAAATTTTTAAAAGAAATTAAAAAATACGATGGTGGAGCAGTAGATATAGATTCATATTTATTTAAAAAAGTTTTTGAACCTGGAAAAGGTGGAAAAAATGCATATGCTTATATGCAACTTGGAAGAATATTAAGAGGAGAAATACAACTAGACGGAATTAACATAGATAAAAAATTAGGAAATAAAATAATTCAATCTATTTCTCATAGTTCTTCCACAAATATTGATGGAGAAATGGGAAAAGCCGCATCTCGTTGGGCAAAATTTCAAATGGCAAAATTTTTTGATGATCCAAATGTAACTTATAGAACTTTATCAGATTCAATAATTAATTCTTTTAAGAACATAGGTGGTAAACAATTTAAAAATATTGATCTAGATGAAATATTTCCTGCAAGAACAGGACAAATAACATATGCTAAAGGATCTGGAGTATATAATCAATTTATTCAAGCAATTAATTCTAAAATAAATCAAAAATCTAAAAGAGCTTTTGATGGTAGAATGTCATCAAGACTTCAAGCATTAGATTCAGCTTATAAGTTAGCTCAAAAAACTGGAGATTATTCTCAAGTTAAATCAATAATAGAGGCTCATGATTTAGATATTGAAAATTTTTATAAAACAAACCCAGAAGCTAAAGGTAAAGTTAATTTAACAAAATTTAGATTTGATGATAAGACTAAAAAATTTTTAACTCCTGAACAAGTTTTTGAATCACAATACAAAGGTGCTTATCAAACCATACCTTCAAAAATAAGAAAAGGAATGGAAAAATTTTATTCTAAAACAGGTATAAGTATTGATCCAGGAACTGCTGTAACTTTAGAGCAAGCTGCTGAGGGATTAAAAGGAGATAAAAAATCACAAGCAGACATTTTAAAAAAAATGGGTTTCAAATGTAAATATGCCAAGGCTGATGGTGGTCGTATTGGTTTAAGCACAGGCTCTGGTAGATGTGATGATCCGGCCTCTTATACTGATGATATTGATAAAACAAGACAGGATTTAAAATCCAGTGACGTCAGAGTTCGAGCTGCTGCACAAGCAAAATTAAATAAAGGTTTACAAGTTGCAAAAACATTACCGACGATCGGTAAATTTTTAAGACGTGCGGGTCAAGCAACAGTTGGTGCGGTGTCTAGCACTTTAAAAACACTTGGTCTTACAACACCTGTGGGTTATGCGATTGAGGGAATAGTTGAAGGCGGCGTTTATGATTATTTTAAAAAACAAGGATACACAGATCAACAGGCTCTTGCAGAAACGTTTACACCTGGATTAATAAGTGGAAGACCAGAGGGTGTGCCATGGTACGGGGGCGCTGAACCACTATTAGAAAAAGAATTAATTGGTGCAACAGGTTTAGATGAAGAAGGCAAAACTATAGCCACACCTGAAAATATTTCAGGAAAAGTTGCACAATATGTTTCTGCATTAAAAGATCAAGATCAGGTCTATGATGCGTTTGGAAGATTACAGCAAGGAGAACAAGCACAAAGAAAAGATATCATAGATGCAGCACGAGCTGATATTAGAGATTTAAATAAATCTGGAACAATTAGTAATATTAATAGAATTATGAATCCTGAAAGTATGGCATCACGGGCGTATCAAACAGCTGTCGAAAAACAAGCTGGTAGACAAGATCAAAGAGCTAGAGATTACATGGCTGAAAATTATGTGCAAACAGATCCTACTGATTTTGCAGAACAACAACTTCAAAAGAAAAGAAATGAGGCAATGTTACAGATGTTTCCACCGCCAACAGTAGAGGATGTACAAAATGTATACAAAGCAGCTGGTCGTGGAGATGACTTAAAATATTTTGAAGCTCAAGATTATAAAGACTTTATGAAAGATATGGATGATTTTCAAAAACAAAGTTATTTTGCAGAAAATTTTAGATTAGAAAAAGCAGGCGGTGGTATTGCTAAATTAGCTGGTGTATCATCAGGCCCACCACCAGAATCAGGACCAAACTCACAAGGGTTGCAAGGTTTAATGAAACGTGTTAGAAACTTATAGGAGTATATATGGCAGAAATAGACAAAGGACTCCCGAACACTAGAAACAAAGTAGAAATCCCTTCACAAGAGGAGATTCAAGAAGTCGCTGTTCAGGAACCAATAGAAGAAAAAGGACCGATTGAGGTTATTCCAGAGGAAGACGGTGGTGTAACATTAGATTACGAACCAGGTGCAATCAACGTGCCAGGAACAGAAAATCATTTTGATAACTTAGCAGAACTTTTACCGGACGATGTTTTAGAACCGATTGGTTCTGAGATGACACAGAATTACATGGATTATAAAGCATCACGAAAAGAGTGGGAGCAATCTTATATTACAGGATTAGATCTACTTGGTTTTAAATATGAAAATAGAACAGAACCGTTTCAAGGAGCTTCAGGTGCAACACACCCAGTGTTAGCTGAAGCGGTAACACAGTTTCAAGCTCAAGCATACAAAGAATTGTTACCGGCAGATGGACCAGTAAGAACACAGGTCATCGGTGTTAAGAATCCCGCAACAGAACAACAAGCAACACGTGTAAAAGATTTTATGAATTATTTGATCATGGATCAGATGAAAGAGTATGAATCAGAGTTTGATTCTATGTTATTTCATTTACCACTCGCAGGTTCTACATTTAAAAAAGTTTACTACGATGTGCCAATGGGTAGAGCAGTATCTAAATTTGTCCCTGCTGATGAGTTGGTTGTGCCATACACTGCAACGAGTATTGAAGATGCAGAATCTGTAATACACACAATTAAAATATCAGAAAACGAATTAAGAAAACAACAGGTTAGTGGATTCTATAGAGATGTAGAATTAGGACCACCAGGTCATGTAGAAAAAAATGATCTTGATAAAAAAGAAAAAGAATTAGACGGAACAAAGAAGACAGGTAAACAAGAACCTGTATACACACTGTTAGAGTGTCACGTAAATCTAGACCTTGAAGGTTTTGAAGAGGTTGATGGAAACGGTGAACCGACAGGAATAAAATTGCCCTACATTGTAACTGTAGAAGAAGGCAGCCGATTAGTTCTCTCCATACGGAGAAACTATGCGCCCAATGATCTAAAGAAAAATAAGATCCAATATTTTGTCCACTTTA